TCAACTACAGCATCTAATACTGCTTCTGTCGCTTCTGTCATTTTATTTACCTCCTTGGTAATCTTAATTGTACTAATGCCTTTAGCACTATCAACTAAGAACTTTATCATGTTTGCTTTTTCGTCATCATTCTTTTCTACAAAACCAATGTTGTCCATGTTCTTACCACTGATTGGGCTTGCTTCTGTTTCTGAATCAGAAACTAATACAATACCGTTTTCGGAGTCGTAAAAAACATTTTCAATAACAGTGTCTGCAGATGTTCCAGTTACAATGCTTTGGCCATTTACTTTTTCAACAGAAATGATACTTGCAAATTGATTTGCTGGGCTATCAACTAGTGATAATTCATAAAGATCATAGTCTTTAATGATGCGAATTGACTTGTCTAGGTCTGCATTATATGCATCGTCCCAAACCTTAATATTGCCACCAATAGAAAAACCACTATATGTGCCATCTAGGACTTTCTCCCAGGCATCTTGTGCACCCTTTGAAACATAAGCAGATACATAAACTCCGTTATAAAACTTCTTTGAATTTGGGTCAAAGTAGCGGTCTTCTTTAAATGAAACCATCTTACCTACTGCTGATGGTTGATGCATTTCTCTTAAATTTCCCTTGAAATTTTTAAAGGCTTTAACGCTTGCATCTGCTGTAACAATGTCGTCTTGCTTGTCAATATTATCAAGAGATGCAAACCCAGAGACCATGCGGCGTTCTACGTCTACCTTACCAATAGGCATTGACAGACGTAGGCTATCCTTGTCTGTTGTCCAATTTGCCTTGTTTATTATCATATCAGAATCCATTATACCAAATGTTTTATTAGATTTCTCAATTACTGAGACGCTCTGCCCTCACCCTGCGGATTGCGTCCATCAAGAGTTGCTTCACCATCTGATTGGCTATTTGTTCTTTCTGCATCTCTTTGGCGATTGCCAGCAAGGTTTGCTCTAGCATCCGTTGCTTGTCTTGGAGTCATTACAAATGGAACATCTCCATCTTTTCTCTGTGGCAAGTCAAGTGCTGTACGAGCCTCATTTGGAGTCATTACCTGAGTCTTAACATATCTTTCAAGAATTTGAGATTGTGCAATCTCATCAGTAAGAGTTAGTTCATTAAACTTAAGTTCAAGAACATCTGTCTTTTCCTTAATAATCTTGTTGACTACCTTCTCAAGATGATGTTGGGCAGGTCGTGAAACCTGCTCTTTAAATGTTCTATCCTGAGAAAGCGCTGCTGCAAGTCCAGACTCTGATCCACCTAGTTTTGAAATAGGTACTTGATGAGCAATTAAAATGTCATCACGATTCTGCTTACGATACTCTTTAAATGATCCATCTTGGATACCGTTTTCAATTGGCTCCATCTTGAACTCAACCTTGTTTTGATCTGTATCTCCAGGAAGTGGAATATATAGAGTTCTGTGAGACTGAGACTTTAGACCAGTCTGAAGGAATCTAAACATCTTATCTTCTGCGTCTCCAGATAGTTTTGCACCCTTTAGAGTAATGATGTATCGTGGCACTGCTTTATTTTCAAAATAGTCAATGTTGTATCTTGAAGCAAGTTGATCTCCAATTAGAGATGGCATTGCAGAAACAATGTCTGGAATACCATAGTATGTGTTTAGTGGAGAGTATGACTTAAGATGAATAATTTCATTTGCACGGCTATCTGCTGTTACTGGGTTTGGATTGTTTGCACCAAAATTTCTGAAATAAACAACAGCCTGACCAATAATTTGAAGGTAGCCATCATTAAGTCTACGAACACGAACAGTGGTTGCTGGAATGTGCCCAATGTAACCAATCTCGCCCTTGATTGTTCTTCCAACTTCAATAAATCCATTTCCAGTTGCTTCAACATCTGTGTAAACCTTTTCCATGATCTTTGTAAAACTATCATCGTCATTAAGGTTTTCTAGCCAGTCACGTAATTCAATCTTGGCTCTTTCAATTCTATTTCTTGCTCTTTCAGTTGCTGATTCATCTTCTGACATTTCTAGTCTAAGTGCAGTTCTATCTGCAATGTCAAAACGATATCCGAGACCTACAATATTTTCTACCTTTGCATCAATTGCAGCGTGGTTAGCAAAAGAGGTATCGTAGAAGTTTGCAAGTTCATACATGTTATATGGTGGTGTGATTACGTCAAATAGACCGTATCCATTTCTATATACAGTTCCAGGATTAAGAGCCTTTGATCCAGCATCTACTCCAGCAGGTACTGCATTTGCAGAATCCAGATACGCTTCATTTGGAGTTATTGCTTTGCTTACTTGTCTTGCTACACGACGACGGAAGTTTTGATCTAGACCAGAGTATTTTTGCAACTCTTCCCAATTTTTATTAAATGGGTCTCCTGTTTTAAATTCATTCTCTTCTTGTTCTTGAGTATTTAGACTTGCTCTAACATACTGGAAGTTATCATCATCAGTCACTTTCGTACGCATCCCTTCCATGTGTTTTTAATGTTTTCTGTGCATCGGCAATTGCGCCTAAGTCATTAACATTTGGAATTAAACCTTGTATCATTCTGTCTTTTTGTTCTGAGTATTCTTCTTCTGAAATTCTTGTTAATCCTGGAACAAAGACCGCTTTACCTTCTCCATCATCACCATTAAACATTGCAGCCTTTTTGAGTTCTGCAATCTTTGAGATATCACCTTTTTGAGCAGGAATGTTTAATACAGAGCCATTTCCGTCAGTAAACCACTTTCCATCTGACTTCTTGTATACGTAAAGACCCCAGTCATAATGCTTATCAATGACCTTACGTCGTACATTTTCAACAATTGGTTTGCCAGTTTTTGGGCTAAATAAAGAATCCATAACCACAAGTATACCAGATTACACTGGTGATCCAACAGATACTGACCATGTTGTGTCATTGTAGATTTTCATCTTATCTGCGTCAAAAATCATTCCTTCTTCGTCATCAATGATAATTTTATTAGTTCCAATGTAGGTTTTATATACATCTTGAGCGTTAACTCCATATAGGGCTGAGGCAGAAATAACTAGAACGCCTTCCCAAGTGTAGTTATTTAGCCAGTAAGACCAATTTATACTTGTAGCGCCATCTTGCTTAACCTTGAGCCATGGCCTATTAATTTTAGACTGTAATTGCTGAAGGTTGTTGGCTTGGTAGTATGCAACATTATTAAATAACGCTGGACTATTTAGGTTAATTGATCCTATAAATAGGTCAAAGTTTACGGCTTCTGCAAAATTAACCCCAAGCGCTGACCATTCCTTAATTGTTAATACTGGTTCTCTTACAAGTGTTCCATTAAGATAATAAGATATTCCTTGAAAATCTGAGTTATCTGATTTATTTTTAGCATAAACCCTACCACGCTGACCAGTTTCATCATTTGCTACAACAAAGAAAACAATAGTATCTGCTTTATGTCTTATTTCAAATAAAGGAATTGGGGTTACTGTAAATGATTCTTGATCATATCTTATCCAAGACTGCATTGCGCTTACTCTATAGTTTTCTGCAAGAGATTGATTAATTGGCATTGAAATTCCACGGTCAAAGTTTGAGTCAAAATCTCCACGAACCTGTATTCCAGATGTCCTGTTCATATATAGATATGGAGTACTTCCCTTATAAATACTAAATGGGTTACTTGATTTATAATCATAGTATAGGCCAGAGCGCTTGTATGGGAATAGGTCTGTTCCAAACCTTGTTCCTACTGGATTAAATGAATTATCGTTTAATGCTTGTGATGCAAGTTCAAGTTTTCTTAATAGTATTGGCTTTGTTAATATTCCACGAACATTAAAATCAAGATGATAAACAACTGCTAAACTATTAAAGTCAATGTCTTTTCTTGGATAAATTATTGTATTATCAACAACTTCAAATTTTGTAGTTGACCAAGAAGAGTAGTCAGAAACATCAACTACTGCATTTTCTTTTGCAGGAATGGTTGTTGTAAAATTATCTTGCGACAGATTTGCTCCATCAGCAATATATTGGAAAGTAACATAACTTCTAATTGCTGAACTCTCAGTGTTATACTCATAATACTTTAATGCTTTTTCTTTAAGATCTTGGTAATTATTCCACCCAGTAAGTAGGGAGTTGTCTAACTGTTGATATGTTCTTTGAGTTGGAAGTGAATATGAACTAGATAATTCTTCATATGTCCAAGACCCTGTTGTTTCTGATTCAAGTAGGCTTGATGGTGATGGGTATCCAATATTAAACTGTAAAAAATCTAAATCATAAAAAGAATTTCCAACATCGTTTTGAACATATTGTCCAAAATAGGATAGTGGCATATAGTCTTCCCAGTATCCAGAAACTCCAATATCTAAGAATAAACTTCCATAAGCGTATGTTGGCAAAAGAGTATAACTTGCTGTATGTGATAATAGTGCTAGTGCATTTTCAGATGACTCAACTCCACTACCGACATAGGTATCAATAGTAGCAATTCCACTATCATCAAAATAACTAGATATTGAGTTTGAGTTTAACTCTGTTGAAAATCCAATAGAAAAGATGTAGCCTCTAAAGGTTTTAGATCCAGAATTATCTCCACCAACATAAAGGCTTAGGGAGTTTTGATTACCAAAGAATGTTGCAAGATTTCCACCAAAAGCGTTTATAAGTGTTTGAATATTAATTCCAGCAGCAAAAAGTTCTCCAACTTCAAATTCATCTGTACGATATATTTCTTGAGATGTACCTGAGTAATACAAAGAATATACAACATCTAGCCCATCTACATTAATAGAAAAGTAGTTTCCTGTGCTTTGGTTATATATTTTAAATAATACTTCTTCGTCTTCATCTCCTCCACTGCCCTGGTTATTTGCTTGAAAAACTCCATACAAACATGCAACTTGTGAATTTAAAATATTAAAGTTTCCAAAGTTAATGTATGCGCCATCATTATTCCAAGTTGAGTTTGGGTTTAAGGATATAAAGTGACTATCTGTGCCCAGGTATCCACTAGTAAGGTTTTGATATATATCATCTGAGTCATCGTAGAGTTCTTGTAATGTTTTTGTTCCAGTAAATATCGTTGGCAAGGAATATTGTGGTGTTGTTAACGCAGTTGCAGTTGTTGATAGATTGTCAAATGATCCTTGTTGCCACTGTGCAAAATCTGGGTAGTTATAGTTTGCTGTGTAATCTGCAAAAGAATAATCTATAAATGCAGAAGTTCCACTAAATGCAGAGTCAATACTTTCTGATGATCCCACACCCTGACCGTATACATATCTTCTTTTTGCTACAACATTTGCAACCTGATATGAGTAGATGGCTACACAGTCAATCTCTATTGGATTTACATTGGTATAAGAATAAAATCCAAGCCAATCTTCTCCAGTTATTTCTGGCAAAGATATGCTTGATGTAACAAAGTCTAATGATATTACTTGTTCTCCATTAATTAATACTGTAGCATTATCAGTAATTAACCTGATGTGGATTAGCATTGGTCTAAACCATTCCCCAACAAAATGAGAACTAAACTTGCCACCAATTAAAAGAGTTAGGAATCCACCTTCTACATAGAGTCCATCTTCACTTGCTATTGGTCCAAAAATTCTTTTAGGATCATTAGAGTCTGAGTTTATTCTTGCCCAAAACTCTACAGTGTAATCACTATGTCTTCCATTTTCATGTAAAAATCCTTTACCAGGAAATATAAACGAAGGGTCTCCATCTATATTAGGCGATAGTTTTGTAACATTTGATGCACCAAAAACTAAAGGAACTCCAGTATTTTTTGCCACCAAGGAATTATCATTTACAAGATAATACCCAGTGTCAGAAGATATTCCATATGCTGGTGCTGGAATTACGCTGCTACTTGTAGTTAGTTCAATTTCTGCTGGAAAATTTTCTGGGTATACACCTAAAGATACTACGTTAAATTCTTCAGACCACTGACCTAAAGATATTCCATTAAAATAAAACTCATAGTCATTTATATTGTCTCCACCAGTATTTGTAACTATACTTATAACTAATTTAAAGTTTGTATTTTCATTTGGTATTTCAAATGTTTCAGATATGAAACCCCACTGATTTGATATTGAGGTATTAAAGGTTTTTAGGTTTTGAACAACCTGTGAAGTTGTTGTATCAGTATACTCATACCCTATGGAAATTGACTCCAAATAAACGCTTCCAGAATAAAAATGTGTTCCAATACAAAATGTTCCAAGGTCTAAATCTAGATCTTGAAAATTCATTATTTCTGGGCTTTTTAAAATAGCCTCATTCGTAGCACCGACTGGTATGCTGCAACTAACTTTTGTAGTGTAACTATCTGGAAATGGCTCACCAGTTAATCCAGTACCTGCAGAAAGAGTACAGCCTGTTTCATCCCAAAGTGTAAGAATATTTCTTTGCGCTTCTGAAATAAGGCTAACGTAGTCAAGTTTATCGTCTAGTGCCCAAAGAGCCATTGGGTGTTCACTAAAAACTTTTTCTGCGTATAAATTTGATGGGCTAGACATTACTCTCCTATCCCCTTATTATAGCAGGATACGTCTTAATATAATTTAATCTCGCAAGCATCGGTTGAACAGTATTTTTCAGACTCAGCATCTAGATTATCTTTACCGTCATAAATTGCAGACCAATCAATTTTTCCAATTGTTCCAACATAAGCATTATATGCTTCTCTTGAAATCTCAGTATATGGTTGCTGAGGATAAGTCTTATTGCCCATTGGCAAGAATGAAACAGCCTTTAATTGTCCTTCATACATGTTGAGTGCTGGAGCAATAAACTTTGTCTCTTCTTCTTTATCAAATGATAAAGTTACAGAAACGCCGTTATCAGACCAATACTTTTGAGCAGTTGCTGCAAGTCCAATTTTTTCAAATAGGCTTACCTGCTTTTCTGCACGTTTATGTCCAGATGCTACTGGGAAATATACAACTGATGTATTTGCTGATACAACATCATCTTCAATTTTATATCCCGCTGCTTTAAATAAATGCATCATTGGATCAGTATTACCAAAACGAATAGCACGAAGATAAAACTCTCCTCCAGGACCCCAGTGAACTCCAGGAGTTGCTCCAGAAAGAAGTGATACAGATCCTGAAGGTTTGACTGTAGTTACACGAACTGATTCACGAACACATAGCCACTCAGAATACTTGTGGTCATAATGACGAATCTTTTGATACCCTTCATCCATCCATTCACGCAAGGCTGGAAGTCCACTGTTATCAGCAAAAGAAGCAATGCCTGTAAGCGATGTTCCAATACGACGGTTTCTTTGCATAATGCCGTTTGTTTGCTGCCAATGTGTTGGCATTAGAGTTACAGTTTTTCCATAAAGATATGCAAACTTCAATGTCTTGAGGAAGTCCTCCTTAGATTCATGACGATTTAAGTGCACCTCTACAAGTGTACAAAGTTCGTATGATTCTAATGGCTGCTCCGCACAAGGATTGAATCCCATGATTCTGGAATCTTTATAGTCTGGTGCATCTTTTAATCTACCGTAATCTCTAGCAACATCTAGCCAAATAAAACCTGGCTCTCCATTATCTGCAATTAAATCTACATAGTCTTCATACTTTGTTCCAACTGTTGCTGAAATAGAATTATTTGACATCCAAGCCCACCCTGGTTTTTCTGGATCGTAGGAGTTACGGTCTGGAAATACTTCTGGATTTTTAAGATTAATAAAACCTTTGTCTTCTGGTGTTCCAAGTGCAAGAGTTGCAGAACGACGAACATTTCCAGAAACAACACAGGTTCCAATAAGGTTTACAATGTCTACAATTGCACGGCTATCCAGTAGTTCTCCTGCTCTAGAGCCAATTACATTTCTAATACGTGTATGTAGTTCAATTAATGGTGCTGGACCGCTTGCTACCCCTCCAAAGCCCTTAATAGGGGCTCCTAGAGGACGGATAAGGTCATACTTAAACTCTTGAATAGGTTGATTCTGGCGAAGAAATGAGTTAATTAAAAGACGAACAGATTCAACCCAGCCTTCACGAGTATCTGGGATTTCATAAATAGATGCTGGTTCAGTTGGATCATAAATAGACATTTGCTTTTCTTGTCCAAGGGTATCAAATCCAACTCCAATACCCAACATTAATGCATCCATTACCCAAGCAAATAAAGCACCAGGGTCATTACGATCAATGTCCCTTGTTGATACCATTGCACAATTTTGAAGTGCTGCAGAGTTACGCTTTTCCATAGTCATAGGAGTGCCAAAGGCCCATAGTCCACGTCCTGGTGGTGTCCATTTTAATTCAAACATTCTTTGAAAGGCTTCTTGTGCAGACTTCTGAGCCTTGTTATCATTCCATGGCAAACGATTATCTTTAGCATGATTCTTCTGAACTGAATACATACCTTCAATAACACGACGGCAAACCTCGTGCCAACGTTCTTTAGTTCCGTCTTCTTTCATGCGAGAATATGTACGAATAAATGTAATCTCTCCTAATGAGTTAGATCCAGCATCTGAAAATCCAAACGGGGCTGGAACATTATTATATTTATTTACAAAATCTTCTGATAGACGAAACGAAAAAACTTCTGACATTTATTTACCTTTCTAAGCAAATTTAGATGAGTACTTTGAGTTTTCCAAAGTGGTCTTAAGTATATCATAAATTTACAAAGAAAAAAACTCCGTTTTATGCGGAGTTTTTAACTTATCAACCTTAAGTTTAGGTTGAGTACTTTATTAATTATAAAGTTCTGTTATGATGTTGCAAGATCTCCTACGAGAACCCATGTGTTTTCAGCACGCTTGATAAGTGTTGCTGCAGCCCACTGTGCTCTCAACTTTAGAGTTGTTGCTGAGTTAATTGTAACTCCGCCTGTTGCTACAACTGTTGTTTGCCCTGATCCAACTTGAACCATATGAATCTGTGTTCCTACTGGGAAAGCAACTGTAGCGTTTAGTGGAACAGTTAAGTTATTTGCTGAAGCAACGTTCATTTCAACAACCTTTGCCTTATCTGCAAGTACCAATGTGTATGATGCAGTTTGTGCGCTTGTTGCCATATCAGAAAGCAATACGTTACCAGTTCCGATTTCATCTGTAAGCATTGATGCCCAGTTAGCAGATGAAGGAGTGGCTAGGAATGTTGCTACTCCTGTACCAAATCCAGAAATATCACTTCCAAGACGAACTGTAAGTGTATTGCTTGCACCGTCAATTGTTTTATTTGTAAGGGTTTGTGTTGCAGCGGTTTCTAATGTACCGTTTAGGTAAATTGCTTTTCCAGAAGCAAGATTAATGTGTTCTGATGAAGTCCAAGCATCTGTAGCGTCTACCCAGTTAAATGTCTTATCTGTTGCGCCCTTTAATGTGATACCGCCACCATCAGCAGTTGAATCTGAAGGGGTTGCTACATCTCCAAGAACAATGTTCTTATCATCTACTGCAAGAGTAGTTGAATTAATTGTTGTTGTAGTTCCGTTTACAGTTAAATCTCCAGAAAGTGTTAAAGATGTTCCTGTTGCTACGCCAATCTCTGGTGTTACCAATGTTGGTGATGTTGCAAATACTAAAGCACCAGAACCTGTTTCACCAGTAACTGCTGCTGCTAAGTTTGAAGAAGAAGGTGTTGCTAAGAAAGTTGCAACTCCTGTTCCAAGTCCATCTACGCCAGTTGATATTGGTAGTCCTGTCGCATTTGTAAGAACACCAGAAGCAGGTGTACCAAGTGCGGGGGTAGTCAATGTTGGTGAAGTTAAAGTCTTATTTGTTAAAGTTTCTGTTCCTGCGAGAGAGGCTACGTCAGCATCAGATATTGCAGTATTTAGTTGAGCAAGAGTTGATGTGACTGTATTTGAACCAAGTGAGATTGACTTGTTTGTAAGTGTCTGAGTTGCATCAAGAATTGCCACAGTTCCAGTTGCATCAGGAAATGTTATAGTACGATCAGCAGTTGGGTCTACTACAGTTAGGGTTGTTTCATTTGTGTTATCTGTTGCACCCTCTATGTGGATAGATGTTCCAGGAACTATTAGGTTCTTGCTTGCATCAAGTCCTGCTACACCAGATACTGCTCCAACATCTGAATCCTGAAGGTATGCTCCAAGTGCTGCTGCAACAACGTCTGTTGCGTCTACGAAATAGGTAAGGTCATCCCAATAGGATACTCCATCACCAATTTTAAATTTGTTTGTGTCTGACTCCCAGCCGATTTCTCCAGCATTTAGGATTGGACCATCACCTGCATTAGAAGATACCCACTGTGATGCGGTACCTCTACGCTGTTGCATTCTTGTTGCCATTATTTACTCCTCCATTGGTGTATAGTCATATTATATCAGGGTTTAATTAAATACTTCTGTTGCAATTCCGCCATCATATGTAGCAGCCCAACTGTTAGTATTATAAAAACCAGCATCTTCTTCTGCGCCTGCTTCATTGTAGAAGCCTGCATCTTTAAAGGTTGAAACAATTAAACCAGTTCCACCAATTGCTGTATCGTGGATGTGCTGTGCAATTTCAAGTGTATCTTGAAGTAATGCAATGGTATTCCACTGACTGTTATAAAAAAACAAGAGTCTGTTTTCTTGTGTATCAATATAAAGTTCACCATTTACGGCACCTGCTGGTGCAGTTGATGCAGTTGGAACAAGGTATTCAAAACTATCTACATAAAGTTTTGTTGCTGCGTGTGTATTTTCAGTTGGGGTGCCAACTACGACTGCTTGACCAAAAGTACCGCCTTCGGCTACATTGAGCCCATGCTTTACTTTAAAGTCTTTATTTACTGTTGCCATAGTTGACTCCCGTCCCTAAATTATGCTTCGATGTAGATCTTGTGAACCTTAACAGCAGTATCTGCTGCTGCTCCAGTTACCTGAAGAAGAACATTTCCTGCAGAATAAACTGCATTTGTTGTTCCTAGTTCAGCGTTGCTAATTACGTCAGCGTACTCTGTTACGTAAACATCGTTAGTTCCGTTAACTGCAACAAGCATTTCAATTACTTCAATGTCATTGCCCTTTTTCATTTGAACAATATACTTAGCAGCAGAATATGTTGATGCTGACCATGTATCAATTGTAGTTGCTGAAGTTGAAGCAGTTGCTAGAGCAGAACCAACAAGAGCATCTGCAAAAGCAATGCTTGTTGCTGCTGCTGCACCAAGTGTTGGTGTAACAAATGTTGGGCTATTAGTAAATGCTACTGTTGAAGAACCTGACTCATCAGTTAATGCTGATGCAAGGTTTGCAGAAGATGGTGTAGCAAGGAATGTTGCTACGCCAGTTCCAAGACCTGAGATACCAGTTGCTACTGGAAGACCAGTTGCATTTGTAAGTGTTGCTGCTGATGGAGTTCCAAGATCAGGAGTTGTTAGTGTTGGTGATGTTAGAGTCTTGTTTGTAAGAGTCTGAGTTCCAGTT